CGCTGCCAGACAGTGAGTGCTGGCTCGTTTGGGACAAAAACAATGGCGAATCAGATCAGACAGACTGTGAGCTTGCTTGGGCAAACTTTAGAAGTGTTGTGCGTCAATTCACAATGGCAAGCGAAAAAACAAACAGAGTGCATCCAACACAGAAGCCAGTTCAACTGATGGAATGGATAATCAAAAGATTTAAGCTCTCCTCAAAGACCATTGCAGACTTTTTTGGAGGATCAGGATCAACCCTTATTGCCGCAGAAAAACATGGTCTCAACGGTTTTATTATGGAGTTTGATCCAAGGTTTGCCGATGTCATAATCAACCGCTGGCAGGATTTCACAGGTAAAGAGGCAGTCCACGCGGAGAGCGGCAAAACATACAAAGAGTTGAAATATGGCTCATAAACCAGACAACAGCACCAGAAAGAAGGTCGAGTCCCTTTGCGCAGTAGGCATCCCGCAAGAGGATATTGCGTTGGTGCTTGGCATTGATGCTAAGACACTCCGCAAGCACTACCGCAAGGAACTGGACGAAGCCATGACCAAGGCAAATGCAGCAGTGGCAGGAAAGCTTTATTCGTCTGCAATGGCTGGAGATGTAAGGGCACAGATATTCTGGTGCAAGACAAGGCTAGGCTGGCGAGAAACAAACAACATGGAAATTTCAGGCCCAGACGGTTCGGCGATTAAGACAGATAACAAGATCACAATTGAATTTATCGACTCAACGAGCAACATAGATGAATCTAAAACTAACTGACAAATTCAAGCCACTGTTCCAGCCGTACCGCAACAAAGTTTACTACGGTGGTCGAGCTGGTACTAAATCTCACTCTTTTGCCAGGGCTCTTGTGGCCCTTTCTGTACAAAAAGAACTACGTGTGCTTTGTGCTCGTGAAATTCAGAAGTCAATTCGCGATTCTGTCAAGCGATTGCTTGAGGATACGATCACAGCGCTTGAACTAAACCACCTTTTTTATATAACAGAAACTGAAATTCGTTGCCCTTCAACTGGCAGCGTCTTTCTGTTCTCAGGACTGCGGATTAACCCGGAGTCTTTGAAGTCGTTCGAAGGTGTAGACATTTGTTGGATAGAAGAGGCTGAAACAGTCTCGCAAAGGAGCTGGGACTTACTGCGTCCAACAATCCGCAAAGCTGGTTCTGAGATATGGGTGAGCTTTAACCCGGAGCGCAAATCCGCGCCTGTTTGGCGTGATTTTGTTATAAATCAGCCGCCGCCAAACTCAATTGTTGTCAAGGTTACATATAAGGATAATCCATGGCTGTCGGAAGAGACTAAGGCAGAGATTGAGCATGACAGGATCCACAGACCGGAAGACTTTGCACATATATGGGAAGGTGAGCTTAAGATAGCCACAAAGGGAGCTTACTACTCGAAATGGCTGCAAGAGTGTAAAGACGGAGACAGAATCACGCGTGTTCCTTATGAACCTTTGCTGCCAGTCAATACAGCTTGGGATATCGGAGTAGACGACTATACGTCTATTTGGTTTTTTCAGGTTAATCCGTTTGGTGAGTATCTTATCATAGACCACCTTTCAGACGAAGGTGAAGGGCTTGAGTATTACGTCAACGAGCTAGGTAAGAAGCCTTACACGTACGGAAAGCATATTGCTCCGCATGATATTGCGGTAAGAGAGTGGGGCAATGGTGCAAAATCACGCCTTGAACAAGCTGCAAGTCTCGGTATACGCTTTGAAGTGTGTCCTAACATCGGAATCGGTGACGGCATCGCCTCTGTTCGTTCAATCCTACCCAAGTGTTATTTTGATTCTGAAAAGTGTGAGAAAGGCCTTGAATCACTTTGGTCGTACCAGAAGCAGGAAGACCCTAAGACTGGAGCGTTTAAAGACAAGCCTCTGCATGACTGGGCATCTCATGATGCTGATTCATTTAGGTATTTAGCAGTTGGGTACAATCATGACAAACACAAGCGCACACGAAAGAAGAAATCTGTGTTTGTTTAGAGTTGACAAGGCAAGAATGTTTGGCTAGTGTGAACTTGCTTGCATTAAATTAAACAACTGAATATTTGATCTTAATATCCCCCTTGTGGCGTTTAATGTAAGCAATTGAACATCCCTTGGGGGTTTATTTTTTGGTCATTGCGCCTTTTTCGATTGGTTGCGTGACACACGGACACGGTGATGAGAATTACACCTTGAGCCGGATTCTAGCGGATAGAATCGCTCTGCATATCTTGTCGGGTAATACGGCTGGGGATATGCTTATATGGACACAGTGAGGCCCTATCAATGTCCACAACCGCAACTCTAAATCACGAAGCGGGATAGGCTGGAAGATACATTCTAGAAAGTAGCGTGAGACTTTGCACCGTATCGGGATGCACTGGCACTAAAAATGAAAGGCGGCTCCGGCAAGCAATTCATAAGTGTATAGGGGAACAGTTCTACTACTGTAAGGCTGATCCCTCTATGCACTTATTTTTCAGGCTTCCAACAAGCAATTAGAAACATTATATTTATAGGTTCAACAATGGCATACAAGAAGCGAGAATCATGGACAGAGAACATGGATATAGCAAAGCGACCGGTGCGTTATTTAGTTTGGTGCTTTGGGTGTGACGCTAATCTTTTTGCCGATAGTGAAGTCTGTGAAATTTTTGGTTGTCGTCAAATGTCAGCCAAGAAGAGAAGGATAAAAAAGGAGAAAGCATGACGTTTTCACTGGCGCTTGAACAGTTGAAAGGTCAATTCAAAACGAAACGCTATGGATGAAATGGAAAATGAATGTACATTGAACTACAAAATCCAGATATTAACAGCAAAATGGCCTTCCGTACATTTACATGAAGACAACTTGCTGGAGCATTGTTCATTTGCTGGCAAGTCAATCAGACATTTTATCCGATGATTGGGACTGCTTTACAGATTAGACACACACACCACCTTTCGGGGTGGTTTTTCTTTGCACAACCACTTGACACTGTATACATACTATGTCAAAGTGTGCATAGATTAACAACAAGGAGAGAAAGTGAGATTTGAATACAAATTCACGCTTAGCATTGGGTTCGCAGGAGAAGGACACGAGGACTTTTATACGCCAGAAGATATGGGGTATACAAATGAAGAGTGGGCTGAATTGGAAGATAAAGAAAAAGAGGTAGTACTTGAAGACACGTATTTAGAATGGCGCAATGGATACATTGATGGCGGGTATTCATTACATGTAGAGGTTACTGAAGATGACAAAGCATAAACAAACACTCATGGACGCTATCGTAGCGCACAAAGAGCGTTACAAGCTCACGCAGGTTGAAATGGCTGAGACTATTGGCATTGACCAACCAACGCTGTCTAGAGCTATACACGGTGTGCGTGTGCCGATGGTACAGACGCTGATATGCTGGGTGGTCAACTTGGGATATGATGTTGAATTGATTGTAAAGGAGAAGGTATGTCAGAAAAACCCAAATCAATGACAAAGAAACCTTGGGAATACAAACCGACATTTGAAGAGATAGAGCAAGGGCTTTCAAATGTTGTGAATAGAGTGCTTAGTCAAGAGTACGGGAGAGCCGAGCAAGAGCTTGACAGCGTGCAATGTGCGCTAGACATGGCAAAGGAATATGCAAAAAAACTGAACAAAAACGGGAGAGTGAGAGGGGACATAAGAGACATTGGGAAAGAGATAATGTCCTATTACAAATGTCTTGAAAGGCAAAAAGAATCCTTCCAAGAGCTATTCAGTGTTAAGCGAGAGGCTTTTGGTGTTAAAGAAAACTTCGACAACGCTGCTTGGGAAATAAACAAAGCAGCGAAAGAAATTGCAGACAAGGTTGAACACGTTAACCATTGTTCTGTGGTTATTGATACAGAGATAGCGAGGTCTGAAGTGAGAATAGCAGAAGAAATTCTTGACAAAAAAATAAAAAGCTTTGCGCCAATAAGCGCACTCATTGAGACACATGGAAGAAAGTTAGCCTCTCGCGTTTTCTGTGGGATTAGCGAGCGAGAGTTGCGTTGTCTTAGCAGACAATGTTCAATCGCAATGCACGAAGCTATAAAAGAGTCCTGTATGAAGGATTACGATTTAAGGGGTTGAGGGCTCGTGTGCCGGGCGTTTCTGATGCTTTTGTAGAGATTAGCCTACCTTTTAAAACTATTCAGTCGATGGAAAAGGAAGTTAAGGCAGGCCTTGAGGCGACAGCCGCAGAGCTAATTGACATGTACAAGAAAAGAATATCAATGCTAGAGGACGAACAGTCGTAGCATAGAACATAAAAACACTTCTCAATAGCCCTGATTGGTGACGGGCAACAAAAGCCTCCTTCCACTTCGGTTGGGGGCTTTTGTGTGTGCGGTTGACAACCTAAACTATACAAGTGTATAGCTGGGTAAACAACTGTATAGAAGGTGTATAAACGTGGCAGACATTCGTATATCAGATCAAGACATTATCGACGCAATTGACCCAGAGTTCAAACGGTGCGCTGATTGGGCTGGACAACTTTCCGACGAGCGGGAGAGATGCGACAGCTTGTACAACCGCCTACCTTACGGCAACGAGGAAGATGGCAAATCGTCTTATGTTGCGGCCACTGTTTTTGATACTGTGAACTGGATTCTGCCTGGAATGGTAGACATTTTTACTCATCCAGACTTCTTCACTGTAAACATGGACGACGCCGAAAAAGCTGAAAAGGTCCGCCGTCTTGTGCGTTATCAGATGTTTAAAAAGCAGAAGGGCGCAAAAGAAATACGCAATTACGTACAGACCGCACTAAAATACCACAATTCTGTTGTAAAAGTCTTTTATGACGATGATTTTACATACGAGACAGAGACCTTTGACGGCCCTATATCTGCAGAAGAGTTTTCACAGCTTGAGAGCGACCCACTTGTTGAAATAACAAAGTATGAAGAGGTCGAAGAGAGTAACGAGCTGGGCAGCACTATTTACTATCAGAATGTAAAGATAGTTCGTTCTGTTACAGAATATCAAGGCCCAAAGATTCTTTGTGTTCCTCCTTACGAATTTTTTATCTCAGCGGGTGCGCTTGACGTTGATTCAGCGCAGATGGTTGTTCACCGCCAGCGGAAGACATTAAACGACATTAAGCTTGGCGAGGTTTCCGGAATATACAAGAAGGGATCAACAAGTCGCGCCGAAGAAATGGCAATCGTTGAACCTTCTGATGCCCCTGAGCTGCAGGAAGAACGAGAGCGCATTTATGACGTTGATGGGCTTGAGCCATTAGACGTTGAGCTTGGTGGCGCGGTTGACATGGAAAATAAGCACGTCAAACCGAACAAAGAGGTTTACGTAGATGAAGTCTACACAAGGCTGGACATAGACAATGACGGGATGCTTGAAAACGTCATCGTTTGGCGCTCTGGCGATGTAATACTGAACGTCATTGAAAACCCTTACGGTCGCCCGCCGTTTCGGTCTGGTTGTATGATCGAGGTTCCTTTCCGTATGGAGGGCAAGCCACTTCCGCTCATCATTGAGCAGGACCAGAAGGAAATGACCAACCTCAGACGAATCTACACCAACGCCACAGCAGAAAATGCTTACGGGACAATGGTTTCTGACGACGACCAATTTCTTGACGATTGGGCAGAAAGAACCGTTGGTGACTCTATCAGAATTCAGCGCGGATCCTTTATGGATTCAATCCGACCAGACCAGCCCGGAGAGGCTTTAATCAAGTCTATTGAGATTGTACGCAGCGACTACGAGCGCACTACAGGCGTAAACTCTCTTAACCAGGGTCTTACAGCCGATTCTATGGGCAAGACCGCTACTGGAACAGTTGCTTTGCAAAACGCAGGGCAGCAGAGGCAGGCGTTGTATGCCACCATCCTTGGCGAGACATTGAAAGACGTCATCGCCGACTTCATTTGGATCAATAAGACTTGGCCACCAGAAGGCGAGATTCAGATTCTTGGAGCACAAGCTTTGACCATTTCACCAGACGACCTCGACGGAGATGCTGACGTATCAATTGAGGTTGGAGTCGGGCCGAACGAGCGTTTTGCAAAGATTCAGCGGTTAGAGGGGCACTTCCAGAAGCTTGCACAGGTTCTTATCCCGTCAGGAATGGCTGGGCCTGAACACCTGAATAAGACAGAGCAGAGGATTGCAAAGCTGTCCAACGTGAATGTTGACGATTTGCAGTACAGTGAAGACGAAATTTTACAGAAGCAACAGATGCAGCAACAACAAATGATGATGCAACAGCAAGCACAACAGTTGCCACCACAGGTGGGAGATGGCTTTGGACAACCTTAGAAACCTAAACGAAAACGGTGATGGGCGTGTGAGGCTTAGGTTGTCAGCATGGGATGACCTAAGAAGTCCTGCAACTGGCTCGAGAATTGACACATCAACAGGACGGCTTGATTATAATTTTACAGAGTGCGGGATCGCCTTTGACGAGACCGCTCGCTATCCAGATGAGCCACTATGTATAATCCAGCAGATGAGTCACTCAAAAAAGCTAGGCACTCCAGTTAGGCCTCACATACACTGGATTCAAAATTCAGCAGATGTTCCGAATTGGCTTATTGCATATCGTGTTTATTCCTATGGCGATGTAGTGCCAGAGTTCCAGTTGGCAAAGTATGACAACACTATATTTGCATACACAGGTTGGGAATTGGCACAGATAACAACTTTTCCAAATATTGAATGCCCAGATGACGAAATGTTGTCTTTGGAGCTGGACGTAATTCTTTACAGGGATAGCGCAAACGCTAGTGGGCTGTTTGATGGTCCAGACCCTTATGGTGGTCCAGTGTTGTACAAGGAATTTGACATACACTATCAGCGCGATGGTTTTGGTAGCACATACGAATTTAAAAAATAGGAGGGGTTTTGGCTAAAAAGAAAACAGAAGAACCGGACAAACTCGCACTTGTTGCAGAGCGCGGAGAAGCCGCCAAAAGAGTGATTGAGAGTGAGTATTTTAAGTATGTAATGGCTGAAATGAGAAAAGAAATTTCAGTGAGAAAAGGGCAGCTTGGGCCTGATTCTTTCGAAGCTTTTCAAGTCGAGTGTCACAAAGTGACAGCTCTTTCTGACATTGAGCGCAGGATCAATTCCGATATTGCCGCAGGCAAAAAGGCCACTGAAAAAATGGCGAACAAACCAAAAAAAGGTAAATTGGTATAATTATGAGCTGGGAAAACATTGAACGGACCGAAGACAGCAAGGTCAAGGATTCAGTGGATGATTTTAT